GAGCTGCTATAAGAGGTTTAAACATTTTTTTTTAGAAAGTGTCTCGCAAGAAAAAATCCTGCGGATGATAGAACCCTCGACTGGGTTCATGTTACATTCTACGCAGGGTTACGATTCTTTCGAGTCCTTTGTTATGTAAAGATATTTATATAAGTGTCACATTTGAATTGTGACAGTTTAAGTATACTACACCTTATTTTTCCTGTCAACACCATCTATGGTGTATCATATGTTTCTTGTACGTACTCCATCACCATACTCTACATCTTTATCAGGTCTAAAGTCTGGATTCAAATGAACATTCCCTTGAGAATCTATGGGTTGTCCATCAGGTGTATTGAACCTAGGTTGAGGAGGAACCTTGGGAGGTTCAGGTTTACTCTTCTCAGATACTCTTGTAAGATAAGGATCCCAATCCATATAAGTTGCTAGATCCATATTGATTCCATGATTCTTCCACCAATCTAATAATGCAGCGTGTGGTCCTTCATGGAAAACATTAATATGTTCTTGATGTATATCAGAAGCAAAGGCCATATTATAAAGAAAGATAGGCATCGTATAGGTCTTTCCCGACTCTAATATAGTATCTTCTGAAACTGCTCTGGTTTTTATTCCTTGATCTAACTTATACTTATTACCACGAATATGATGACGCATTAATTTAGCAGCATGGTGTCTACTAATCATATAAAATGCAGCCGAAAAATCATTAATAAACTTCAAGTGCAATTTAATATGAATATCTCCCGTACAGATACTAGTCATCTGAACACAGTCCCAATCATGAGGGAGCAGTGAGAAGAACTCCTTCCAAGTAAAAGACCAATACCTGGCAATATCAATGTTTACATCATCTTCTGCAATAATACAATACTCATCATCAGTCTCTTCATAGAAAGTCCTGATAGCATTAAGATGAGACATACAACATGCCAACTCAGGAGTATTCATCATCGGAGGAAACTTCCCTTTAAGCTTAGATGTTACATCATCTGCTGCTTCATCTCCTCCATCATATGCAGAAATGCGAGTATGATTTTCAATTCCCCAATACTGTAATTGATGCTCCATGAAGTGCCTTCTTTCAGTGGCTCTATCCAGGTTAATCCAATAAACATGAGGAAGTCCGTCTAATTTAAATGCTGATTTATTTTTGTCCATCGGTAATACGTATCCAAGTGTCAGGAGTTACATCTTTAGTATTATGGTTTTTAGTATATCCTTCTGTCCCAAACCATTGTTGTGGTGCAATTACTTTCTTATCTTTATTAGAAGATAACCAAGCACCCCACCAAGAATAGGAGGAGTTAGCAACAATAAAGTCATCACACAAAGACATTAAACAAAGGTCAACTCTATTATCTTCATTCTCTGAAACCATAAAACGATCACCAGAGAAAAGTTCTTGCTCTTTACACCATGTAGGATCATCAGAAAAGACAATCACATTACGATCATCATCAAAATATTTCAATGCTGCTTCATAATATTCTAAAGATAAAACATTATGATTAGCTTGGTTCTTTACATAATCAGTCCGTCGAACGTGAAGAGCAACAGGATTATCCACTGTCTTGATCATCTCTTTACAGGGATTTAAAATATCATCCACGAAAGTGAAGTCCTGACGTATCTCCTCTTCAATATGTTTAAAGTATCTTTCAGTTTGAAAATACCCTTGAAGACTTACATGATCAGGACAATGATCAAAAAGTTCTTGATCAAAATGAAAGAACCTTTCCTGAACTACAGGTGCATGGCCATTATTTAGAAGTCCTATTTGAACTGGGAGGTCAAAAGAATCAAAAAGTTCGGTCCTCAACATATTACCCATTCCATCATCAACTTCTTGTTCATAATATGGAATGGTAATATCAGCACCAATGCGTCGTGCTAAACCTTTCAAGGCGGCATACTGGAACATCTGATTACAGAGTCGTCCCATTCTACCTAAAGCATTAAATCCTAATGTCATGCTAATTGTTTCTTACGTGTTTCCAAGTAATCCTGTTTCTTATAATACTCTACCAAGTGTTCTCTGTCAAATGTTTTTAGAGTATTCCAGAGTTGATAATTATCATTAAACTTCGGACTACTAAACCAAGAATTATGAGTTCTAGAGTGCTCTAGATGATATACATAAGTATCCAATCTACCTATACGATTACCTAAAATACTCATACGATAATAGAACTCATCATCCTCACATCCCCATGATACAAAGTTCTCATTCATCATAAAACAATCAATATATCTTTGACGATTTACAAATTGAGTCCAACCAATAGTAGAATTGGATAAAGTCTTACTCTTATCTAGTACATCAGTACTTAATGTTTGGACAAACTGATTATAAATCTCCATATTATAATCTGCTTTCCACTGATAGATGCCACACCCATAAGGATAGACTACATCTGCTTTATCTTTTTCTATACCTTCATATGCTTGAAAATATGAGGTGACCGGGAGAATACAATCAGCATCATAGTTAGCAACTACTTTAGTATCTGCTGCCACTATAAGATCATTCAAGACTTTACTCTTACAAAAGAGAGGTTCCTCTGATTCCTCAAATAAAGAAGTAAGATTAGTAGTATCAGCATACTTTTTAATCTCTGGGATTCCTCTATGCTTAAATGTATTATGACTTGATACTTCCTTTACAATAACCTTCGCAGGAACATGCTTCAACAAATAAGAAACAGAAGAGATAATATTACGTAATCGGTCCTCTGTTTCAATGCGTGTAGGAATAATAAATGTTAGATCCATCCAACTCATACTCTTACAATCTCCCTTTCAATTTTTGTAATCCACTCTGGATAATATCCTTCTGTGTCTATGTGTTTAAGTGCAGCACCGAACCAAGGATCAGGTGCATAAACCTTTTTACTTTTACTTGTACCTAAGTATGCCATCCACCAAGAGAAAGTGCTATTAGAAATAATAAAGTCATCACAGAAAGCACCAACTGCTATATCATAATGTCCCTTGTACATACCATCAGGAACCGTCTCACTGAAAATATAATTATCCCCTTTAAAAATTTCCTTACACCATTCATAATCATCAGAAATCACTACGTACTGACGATCCTTTCCTAACCTTTCTATTGCCTCCTTATAATATGCTTCAGAGCAGGGAGGATGAAAGTCCTGCACTCTTATAAAGTCCTTACCTCTTCGTACATTAAGAGCAACAGGTTTCTCTGTACCTATATGAAACGCTCTTGCTCCCATACTTATGAAAGGATCAAAAGTAAAGAGTTCTCTCAATTCTTTTTCTACGTTCTCAAAGTAATGGTAAGACTCAAAGTATCCATAGAGGGTAGAGTTATCAGGACACTCCTTAAAAAGTTCTTCACAAAATTCTGCTTGCTCTAACCTTATATCATTTCCATCTTCAATAGTCCCCAACTTAACATCCTTCATTTGAAAGAGATGTTGGAGTTGATGATTAACAGTAATGATTTCATCTCCCTGCATTTTATCAAACCAAAGTGCTTTAGAATGATCGGGAATACAATAATCATATCCCATATTCTTTGCTATTCCAACAAGAGAAGCAAACTGGAACATCTGATTACCTAGTCTACCGTTCTGCCCTAAGGCATTCATACCAAGCATAATTAATCTCCTTTAATCACCCTATAACTATCTTCATCAAAGTGTTGCGTAGAAAATTCAAACATATCAGTATCTTCCATAGCAAACATCTGATGTCTCAATCCTCTATAGATATGAAATTTATCTCCTCTTTCTAAAACCAGTTGAGTGGCCTTTTCTATATCATCTTTTTCAGAATATCTTAACAGTAATTTTCCTTCCTGTAAATAAAAGGTTTCATCCTTTAGTTTATGATAATGCCAAGAACATTTCTTACCTTTTATAAAATGAAGAAGTTTACCACAATACTCTTCAGTATTGACAATCCACTTCTCATATCCCCATCCCTTGGGTACTATTTTAATTTCCGAAGAACTCATTATCTTTTATCATTAAAGAATACATCAGCTGGCCATCCTTTATCATCTATGTAGTAGTCACCTGATGGTTTACCAAGTATCAACTGATGATATTTACATCCCCATCTATCTAGTTGAGTTTCCGTAAGAGTATAGAAAAACTCTATTGCTTTATCAGCCCTTCCTGCAAAACGACCCATTCCTCTTGCAGTAAAATACTTTATTGTATGACCTTTCTCATAAAGATCATTAATAACCTTAATACGTTCCGGGTGTGGATTGGAAAGAGTATAATCTCGTCCAGGCTCCCAGTCACAAATAGTACCATCAATGTCGATAACATAAGTTTTTTTATCCATAGTTAGTAATCAAACCATTCATTCTCATTCCACTCCATCAGTCCTACATTACCAGGATATTTACCCCCGTGCAATGCTGGATTCTCATGTCCCTCATAATAGACTTCTGCTTGTGGGTAAATTTTATATACCCAACTCTTGTGTCTCTTAACCGGGATATCTTCAATTAAAAAAGTATTATATCCAATTAATACATCAGATGAATGCATTGGATAACCCTCTTCTAACATCTTAGGAATATTATCATAGACTTTAGCATATTTGTCTATGGCATCTGAACCACCCATAGCAAATATATCTACAACATATCTTTCCGCAATCCCTGTGTCCTCAACCCACGTACCAGGTTTATATTGATTGATTAGTGCAGTAGCATTATAAGAATTAAGATGGAGTTTGTCACTATCATATTGAGTAATGTCACCAAAGTTAGACACCATTACTAAATCAGTTCTCATCCGAACCACATAATCATACTTAAAATTATTTTCCTTTTCATATTCCTGCTTCAATTCCATGACTTTTTTAATACCATAGAACATACCCAATTGATGATCTTTAGGATGCATTCGAGGGATAGGATCTAACTTTTCATGAGCAATATTCCATACATCACTGTACTTCGATCTCCACTCATCATCCCTTTGCTTTTCATAGACTACTTTTTTAGGTTTCCAATTTCTTTCTACCCATCTCTTTAAGTTCTTACCTGGCCATACTCCTTGGTAGGGAGCATCTGGTCTAAAAGGTTGACCAGTTAATTCTTCATCGTACCATAAATGTGCAAAGACATCTACATTATCATTTCCAAGTCCAAAAACTGTTTGGTGGTTCTGTAAACATTCACTATAACTACGTGGACGACCAGAATAACAAAGTGCAATACGTGCCATTAATCTAATAAGTAAGGGTAATCGGTGCAAATAGCATAAGGTTTGCCATTAAGAGAAGGATAGTCCACATCATCTATAAGAGGGATGATAGTTTCTTCATCAACCTCCAAAGAAATATCATGGAGCCATATTTTTCCAGTGGAAGTATAGGTATAAGGATCTTCACTATGACAGAATGCTTGATAGTCCCAACATTCTTTTGCTGCTTCTAAATTCTTACAATGAATCCAAAGATACTTATATCTGGGTCTGAGCCAACTATGTTCCACTTTATATTGTGGTACATCATGACCTAACCATAACTCACCATCAATTAAACGCAGATCAATCTCTACATCATAACCGTTTCCTATCGCACAGTCAATATAGCTCGGTCTATTCTCCTTCTCTGGAATAGGTCCTCTTATATTTCCACGATGAGAAATCTTTTTCATAGTTCCTCAATCTTACAAGACTTATCTTCAACAAACAAATCATAAAAAGGTTTGTTTACTTCCAATTCATGGTACTTTGCACCCCACATTTTAAGTTGCTTCTCTGTTAATTCTCTCCAATCAATCTGCTTACGACTTCCCCTTGCCGTCCAATACACAATCGTATTACCCTCATCATATAACTTATTAATCTTCTTTATATTTTCCTTAATTGGTTTTGCTTTTGTATAATCATGGGTGACTCCAAAGTCAGTAGAAGATTCTCTATTACAAATAGTCTCATCGATGTCAACATAAATCACTTTCATTGATACAACTCTCTCCTATACTTTTCACTTGGATTTGTATCCACTGCAGCAACTTCTTGAGGTGTTAGAAACTGTATATTATTAAGCAGCTTGGCACCAATAAAGACTTCAGCAGATTTCTCACACATTAATGTAGACACAACTGCTTCCTGTACTGATGCGGATGCTGTAATTATACCATGATTCTTAAGCAAAATCAATTTAGGAAAAAACCCATTCCTTTCTATAAACTCTTCCACACTTTTCTTTATTTCTTCTC